GTAAAAAGGGTGGTCAAATAATAAGAATTGCACCAGATTCTATAGCTTACTGTCATTCTGGAATTTTAAGTGAAGACAAAAAAATAGTATTGTCATATCTCCATAAAGCAATTAAACCTCTCAATCAACTTAGAATGATCGAAGATGCTGTGGTCATTTATCGAATATCCAGAGCACCAGAGAGAAGAATATTCTATATTGATGTCGGTAATTTACCTAAACAGAAAGCCGAACAATATCTCCGTGATATTATGACCAGATATAAAAACAAACTGGTTTATGATGCAAACACAGGTGAGATTCGGGATGATCGTAGGCATCAGTCAATGTTAGAAGATTACTGGTTACCACGAAGAGAAGGTGGTCGAGGAACAGAAATTACCACTCTTCCTGGCGGTGAAAATCTTGGTGAGTTGGCTGATGTTGAATATTTTCAAAGAAAACTTTACAAATCTTTGAACGTACCAACATCTCGACTTGAGCAAGACTCTGGTTTTGTTCTTGGTCGAGCACAAGAGATATCGAGGGACGAAGTAAAATTCACAAGATTTATTGAGAGATTAAGAAACAGATTCAATCATCTTTTTAATACTTGTTTGGAAAAACAACTAATTCTCAAGGGTGTTCTCACTCTGAATGATTGGAGAATGATTGAACCAAATCTGTATTATGAGTGGCAAACCGATTCACATTTTGCTGAGTTGAAAGAAGCAGAAATGTTGAACGAGAGACTAAACACATTACAACAAATGAACTTTGCTGATGAGATTGTCGGTAACTTTTACTCAAAGGAATATATCCGTAAGAGAATATTGAAACAGACTCAGGAAGAAATTGAAGAGATAGACAAACAAATTGAAGCTGAAGCCGCGGCTGCTCCTGACGAACCAGAAGACGATATGCAGTCTTTTGTTCCAAAAAAGGGTAAGTTTGTGAAAGAGGATGTGAAGTTGAAGAATGAAATGAGTGATATTATGAAAAGCGTATTAAATGAGTCTTAGAGTTGACTTGATATAAATACTAGTAACCCTAAAAATATAAAATAGAGGAAATCCAATGAGCGACTATTCATCAGAAGATATTGTAAAATACTCCATCTCAGGAGATGGGGCTAGAGTTAAAGAAGCCATACATGGTGTATTGGCAGATAAGGTTATGAAACATCTTGAAGCAAAAAAAGCGGAAGTTGCTCAATCTATGTTTAATCCTGTTTCTAATCCAGAGCAAGAGACACAACCTGCCGCAGTGGAGACAGAGGATACCCCGGCAGAGGCATGAAACAGTTTAAGGAGTTTCGTTCAGAACAAAACCATATAAACGAGATCGGTCCCATTGGTGCTACTATTGCAGGAGCCCTGGGATTATTAGGTTTGGGAATAGGTGGTTATAAACTCTATAAGAAGACAAAAGAGGGGATAAAGGGATATAGAGAATCCAAAAAAGAGAAAGAAGAAAATCAAGAAGCTGGTGTATTTGTAGATGTAAAAGTTTTTGACCCAGAGACAGGAACAGAGACAACTGAAACAAGACCTCTTCATGAGCCTGGTAGTAAGGGTGCCAGGATGAACAATGATGAAGTATCTAAAGCAGAAAAAGAGGAACAGAAAAAACAAACTTTAAAAAATAAAAAAGCAAAGTTTAAATTTGTTCAAGCTCAAAAAGTTAATAAAGATGCACTTGAAAAAGGTAAAGTTCTCAAGTATGACAAAAAAACAGGTGAATATTCCGTAGAAGATCCACCGCAAGATGATGAAACGGGCACAGATGATACTCAAACGGAGCCTAAAGACACTCAAACGGAGCCTAAAGACACTGAAAAGAAGCCAGATCCTGAACAAGAGTTAAGAAAAAGGGGTGATGCTGGTGAAATAGACAATGATGGTGATGCAAATGCATATTATAAAATAGTTGGTAAAGCTCCTACTGGATGGGAGACTAAAAAATCAAAAACAGGAAAATCTTTTACTTTAGTTAAAAAAGATGATGCTAAGCCACAAGGTAAGGTGACAGGAAAAGATACAAGTGCTGCAGATAAACTTTTAAGGAGAAACAGTAGAGTGTTAAAATTTGGAGAGTTTATTGCAGAGGACATTATGAAAGACTTGAAGAAAATTTCCAAGTCTAAAAAGGATAGTGAAATTTCTTTAGACGATGGATCTGATATACCAATAGATCCACTTACATCAGAGATTTTGGTTAAATATATAGAGGGGCTAAGTTCCTCAGAGAAAAATAGAACTATTAAACAAATCCAAAGGACAGAAAGAGCATTTATGAAAGTCCTTGGAAAAGCGCATGAGGGATAACCAATGGCAGACACAATAACTAGTGAAATCATAAGAGAGACAGCTGACATGGTGTTATTTACCTTTACCAATCAATCAGATGGTACTGGTAAAACTGACTTAAATGTGCTAGATGCCTCAGATCTCACATACAAACAGGTATTAGTAACCTTAGATGGTGTACCAGACACACCTTTTTGTATTGGTGAAACTCTTACTTTTAGTGGTACAGATATGGAATTTGCTGTAGTACAAAATTATGTGAGAGGTGCTTCTACAGTCACAGTTTATAGAGTAACTAGTGCATCCAATAATGAACCTATAGCTTTAACTAACGGAGCAGTGCCAGGAACTGATGAAACTATTACTGGATCTGTATCTGGAGCAAGTTCAGCTGCAGTTCATGGTTCTACAGCACCAGCTTTGGTTGATCCAACATTTACAGTTAGAAGAGTTGCATACTCTATTAGTGGTGGAATGTCTTTCAAAATAGAATTTGATGGATCATCTTCAGAACAAATGATAGGTTTATACACTGGTAACGGAAATATAGATTATAGACACACTATGGGTGGTATTCCAATGTCAGCATCTGGAAATACTAGTGATGTTTTAGGAGATGTACAATACACTACGATAGGTCATTCATCTGGTGATACTGGAACAGTATGGATGGAAATTGCTAAAGGAGATAGTTTCAATACACCAAACTTTGAGGGTAATGGTAACCTTGGTTACAATATGCAACAAGTTGCTCGACTAACTAGAGGATATCAATAATGAAAACTTTTAAAGGATTATTGGATGAGATAGCTCCAGTAAAAGTCCGAATGGACAAAAGTGCTGATGCCAAAGCAAAACGAAGACAAGCAAGATTAGATTATAAGAAAAACAGAACTCAGATTGCATTGGCTCGTAAGAAGAAAAGAAAACAAGAAAAATCTTCTGGTGTTGCAAAGAAGAGAGAACGAATGGCAGCTCAAGGTAAAACTCTTGGTGGAGATAGGATTCAAAAGAGAGTAGGATGAAAACATACTCAGAATTCATGGAAGCATTGACTGTTCAACAAAGAATAAAGCGGTCTATTGCAGTCAAGAAAAAATCTAGAATTGCTGCTAAGAGGAGGGCACTTTCAATGAAGAAGCCACCTACTCAAGAAAAGATACAGAAGGCAATAAAAAGAGCAGTAAGACAAAAAGCACTTGCAATCGTAGATAAACAGGGTATTTACAAGACTGCATCTGCTGGTGTTAAAGCTGGATTAGAAAAGAAAGCAGATCTAAAAGTACAAAAAATGGGTTCTAAGTGGGAAAAAAGGTTAAAACCTTCTATTAAAAAACAAATGAAAGATGCTTACAGAGAAAGAATAGCATCAAAAAATCCAGAGTCATAACGGAGAGGACCATGAAACTTATAAGCGAAGAAGCACATGACATAGAGTTTCTTACCGAAGCTTCAAAGGACGGAGGTAAGAGTTATTTTATTGAAGGTGTTTTCATGCAAGCTGAAACTAAGAACAGGAATGGAAGAATCTATCCTAAAGAAGTTCTTCAAAAAGAAGCTAAAAGATATACAGAAAAATTTATCAACAGTAAAAGAGCTTTTGGTGAATTGGGGCATCCAGATGGTCCAACTGTAAATCTTGAGAGAGTTTCACACATGATTGAAGAACTTGAAGAAGTTGACAATAACTTCATGGGAAGAGCCAAAATCTTGGACACACCATACGGAAAAATAGTCAAAAACCTTATTGATGAGGGTGCCCGATTGGGAGTTTCATCGAGAGGTATGGGTTCTTTGAAGGCTGGTAAGAACGGAATTCAAGAGGTACAAAAAGATTTCTATCTTGCTACTGCTGCCGACATCGTTGCTGACCCCTCTGCACCAGATGCATTTGTTCATGGTATCATGGAAGGTAAAGAATGGATCTGGGATAATGGGATAATAAAAGAAGCAGAAATACAAGAAATTAGAGAAAAAGTAGAAAAAACCTCAAGAAAGGACCGAGAACAGGTACTTGTTAGTGCTTTCGAGGATTTTATTACTAAACTGTAAAGTTTATATTTTTATAAATAATAATAGTAACCAACTTACAATAGATATAGGAGAATTTCAATGTCTGAAGAAATTTTGAACGAACAGTCTGAAGAACTGGAAGAAGAGCAACAAGCTGTGGCAGAATCTTCAGATGAAGAAATCGTAGAAGGTATGCACGATAAGAAAAAGAAACTGAAGGCTGCTTATATGAAATCTTCTGCCCACAAAGAGGGTGCTCATGAAGATGAGGAAGAAGAGGAAATGGATGAGGCTGCTCATGAAGATGAGGAAGAAGAGGAAATGGATGAAGGTTATTCCATTCCTAAGACAAAAGCCGGAATGATTAAAGCTCTTTATGACCAGTTAAATGGTATGAAGAAAGCAGAACTCTCAGATTCATTCGGTAAAATCATGGGTGCCACTTTGAAAGAAGCGGAACATGAAGATGAGGATGATGACGAAAAGAAGATGATGAAGGCTGGATACCATAAAAAGATGGAAAACAAAAAACTCAAGAAAGAAGATCTGGAAATAGATGTCAAAGATGACATGGATGCCTTAGTCGGTGGAGAAGATCTTTCCGAAGAGTTTAAAACTAAAGCTGCTACTATCTTTGAAACCGCTGTATCTGCAAAAGTAATCTCAGAGGTAAACCAAAGAATTGAAGAATTAGAAGAACAGTATGTTCAAGAAATTACCGAAGCAAAAGAAGAGCACAAATCTACAATGACAGAAAAGGTTGATGGATACCTCAACTATGTTGTAGAAGAGTGGATGACAGAAAACGAGTTGGCTGTTGAAAAAGGTATTCGATCAGAATTGGTTGAAGACTTCATG